CCTCATTTAGAGAGAATAAATCCCATTTACTTTGACTATGATACTGATACATCTGATCTTGAATTCATACATGAAGCACAATGGTGTTGTTATGAGATGATTATGTCTGTTACTGAAGTATATGACAGACTATATGATAAGATGTCAGAAAAGCAATTGAATGACCTGCTGGACATGATGGATGATAGTTCTAAAGGTGGTATAACCCCCGAAGTAAGAAAAACATCTTTAGACTATCCTCACATCAAAACTCATAGTATTAATGGGTTTGCTGCTAATCCATTTGAAGAATCTAATAATGTGCACGTATGGCATTGTTGTTGGAAATCACTTAAGAAGATTGGATTTGTAACAATAATTAATCCAGAAACAGGTATGCCAGAAGACTATCAAGTTGATGAAACTTATAAAGTAACAGGCAACGAAATCAATGTAGAATGGAGATGGATTATTGAAGTTTGGGAAGGATATAGGATAGGTGAGGATCTATATGTCGGTATAGAACCACTTGAATATCAACATGTATCCGCAGATAATCCTAATTCACAAAGACTACCATATACCGGAGTAATATACAATAATACTAACAGTAGACCGCGTAGTCTTGTTAGTATGATGAAGCCATTACAATACATGTATATCGTACTTTGGTATCGTCTTGAATTAGCTATGGCTAGAGACAAAGGTAAAGTAGTTACTATGGATATTACTTAGATACCTAAGTCTATGAATATAGATGTAGCTAAATGGATGCATTACTTATCAGCACTTGGAGTTAACTTTGTTAATCCATATGAAGAAGGATGGGATATACCAGGCCGTGAGGGTGGTAAACCATCCCAATTCAATCAGATATCTGCTTTAGATCTTACTATGGCTAATACTATTGATCAATACATTAATTTAATGGACAAGATCGAAAGTATGTTATCTGAGATATCAGGAGTAAGTAAACAGCGTGAAGGTTCCATTGCATCTAATGAATTAGTAGGTAATGTAGAACGTTCCGTAGTACAATCTGCTCATATTACTGAACCTTGGTTCTGGACACACAATTAGGTAAAAAAAGAGTGTATTACTATGTTATTAGATACAGCTAAATATGCTTGGAAAGATAATAAGACTTGCATATAGTATGTATTAGATGATGCAACCAGAACATTCTTAACTTTATCTGATGATTTCTTCTATGAAGATTATGATATATTTGTAGAAGATACTACTAAGAATCAACAGCAGATTGAAGCTCTTAGAAATCTTATGCAGCCTGCTATGCAAAATGGTGCTAGTTTGCTTGATATTGCTGAAATCATCACCATGGATAATGTTACTATGATCAAGAATAAACTTGAAGAAATAGAACAGAAAAGAATGGAACAACAACAACAAATGGAACAAGCACAAGCAGAAAGAGAACAGCAATTAGTTCAAATGCAGAATGAGGTTAAGGAAGAAGAACTTATGCTTAAAGAAGCTGAATTAGATCTTGAAAAATATAAGATTGATACAGATGCTTCTACTAAGATTACTGTTGCCCAGATTAATGCATATAGAGGTTCTGAAAACATGGATCAAGACATGAATGGTATACCTGATCCAATAGAAATAGGTAAACAAGCAATTGAACAACAGAAAGTAAATTCTGATGCAGCATCTAAGCAATTTGAGTTGAATAATAAGAAGCGTGAGATTGAAATGAAACGTGAAATTGAGAACAAGAAGATTCAACTTGAAAAAGATAAGATGAAGCAGGAAATGGAGTTGTAGAAACAGAAAGATGCAGAAGCATACAATAGAGAACAGCTTAAAGCGCGTACAGCTCTGAAGAATAAAGTAACAGGAGAGAAGTAATATGAAGATAATTAAGAATAAGTTTATACCTTTTAAAGGTTATAAATTGATAAATCTGTTTGGTGTTATATTCCAAAGAAATGACGCTGTAGTTACAATGACAGAGTATAACCATGAGAAAATCCATTTGAAGTAGATGCAAGAAATGTTGTGGATTGGTTTTTACTTATGGTATGCTATAGAATATCTTTGTATAATGCTGTCCTGTAAATGGAATAAACAGAGTGATAGATATCACGATGTTAGCTTCGAAGAAGAAGCACACAATAATGATAAGAACCTAAACTATTGTAAAGAGCGTAAGCACTATGCGTGGTTTAAGTATTTAAAAATAGGTAGTTATAAAAGTAAAAAGGAGAAATAATTATGGCATGTGGTGGAAAGAAATCCGGCGGTAAAAAAGGAAAAGGCGGAAAAGGTAGTAAATGATTGAATTATGGATAAACAAGCATTTAAATAGAGAATGCAAAACCTAAAGTCTTACCGGGAGAATAATCCCGGTAAAGGCTATTGGGATTGGAAAATATAGGCTTTTGCAAATGGTGGTGTGAATGATAATCTTATTGGTAGTTATTCTAATCATACTGGAACTCCTACAATGTATGTACCTGTTACTAAAGAGTACGAAGCTGTGCCAGAAGGTTTTGGAGAAATAGTAAATGTCCATACACCGGAAGTAACTATTACTCCTTAGAGTAATATTAGTCTTGTAGAAGCTGTAGATAAAGGTCGTAGAAACGCATTTGAATATATTAAAGAGGCAGCAAGCTATACTCCTATAGTAGGAGATGCTATGGATGCATCTGATGCCGTATATCAAGCTATATAGGGCAATTATTCAGAAGCAGCACTTGCAGCTGGTTTAATGTTACTGCCTAATTTTATTAAAAAACCATTGAAACGTGTTGGAAAATTACTAAAGAAAAATAAAAAAATCATAAGCGAACTGCAATTAGATGATGTTAGAAACTGGACAGATTCTGATTGGGATTCTAATTATAATTAGGCAATCAACGATGGAGATAAAGATAAAGTGTAGAGGATAAGAGATTTACATTTCATGTCCAAGGCGCCAAACAATAACATAAGCATTAGAAATGGTAAACCTACTACTTGGTTTCACGGTTCACCTTATGCTGGGCATACTACTTTTAACAGCTCTGTATTTAATAATACTATTGGTGGAGAATCTGCATTAGGACGAGAGAAAGGTAATTTTTTTACTACAGATTTAAATGCGGCAAAGAATTATGCAACAAGACCATCAGCAAAATCTGAATTCTCGGAATATACCAAACCTAAAAACGCAAAAGAAAAAATATTAGATGCAATAGGTTTATATGAACCAAAATACATACATCCTGTAGACAGAATACCTGAAGATTTAGGTATTGACGTAAAGAATATGCACAATTACGAAGTTAGCCCATTATAGTTAATGGATATGAGTGATTTCAGTAATTCTAAGGTATATCAATCTAATAAGATATACCCGACATATATAAACCCAGGAAAGACATATACCGTGGATTTTGAAGGAAATCCTTGGTCACAGTCTCCTGTAAAATTTCCGAGTAAATATTATTCTAGAGAAACTTACCCAGATGTTGACTTGGTTCCAAGTAAGAACTATCCAGAAGGGCATTTTGTAGAAAAGCGCAATACATCTAACTTATATAAAGATTTAGATGAATTAAAATAGGAATTAAATTCTTTAGATTTACCGTATAACAACGTTTACTATGACGGTTCTGGTAATAAATCTTTATATGGTAAATATAGAAGTTGGAATAGTAAGTTAGAACCTAAAAATTTAATTTCTAAGTACCCTGACTATAGAACAAGACCTGGATATTCATATAGTATATTTGAACACAAATATCCTAATACAACTAATGGAGCAGTATAGTATGGCGCTTCCGAAAACTTTAACACGATACACATAACTAATGTGGTAGATGCAAATACAGGACACTACGAAAATTACCCTATAGAAGATTTAATTCCTTTATCGTCAAATTAGATAAAATTAGCTAACCCTATTACTTACGATAGCAGTGGAAAGATTATACCAATATCTAAAAGAGATAATTTTACAAATCCTGATATTCGATACGGTTTGATTCCTTTAATTGGTTTTTCAGCATTGAATTATAATGATAACCGCTCTGCTGAAGAATATAAAAATAGAAAATACTCAGAAGGTGGGTAGACAGGCGATCCTGAGAAGGAGAGATTCTATCAAGCTACAGGTAGAAGTAGTAGTGGTAGACCTTTAGAAGAAGGTCCTATAAACGTGTATGCAGATGGTGGAGAAGTAGATGAATTTCAACGTAAGACCAGAAGAGATATAATGCAAGAATCTTTAGTAGGCGGTATTCATATTAAGAAAAAGAATAGAGGTAAGTTCAATGAGTTGAAACGTAGAACTGGTAAATCAACTGAAGAACTTACGCATAGTAAAAATCCTTTGACACGTAAGCGTGCTATATTTGCTCAAAACGCTAAAAAGTTTAAACACAAAGGTAGAAAAAAGAAATAACAATAATCTAATTATATATAATTATGGATAGTAATACATTGAGCGGTTTTGAAGTATTTGAAGACTTCATGATGCCAGGTAATAATGTAAATAGTAATCGTATGCCTGGTAACAATGAAAATGAATTTGAAGGGGCATCGGAAGAATTGACTGATGAGGAATTGGAAGAACTACGTAAAGGTAATAAAAGCAATAAAGAAGAAGAGGAAGACGTAGATGATCCAAAGAACAAACCTTCTAAGAAAAGTAAACCAGAGGATAACGAAGAAGAGGAGGAGGAAGAAGAGGAAGATAACGAACATAATGATGACCCAGATAATGACATTGATAATAATCAAGGAGAAGATATTGAAAGTAATGCAGTAACTAGTTTCTTTGAAGCATTATCAGATAAAATGGGTTGGGAATTAGATGAAGATGAAGAAATCCCTCAAACTCCAGAAGAACTAGTTGAATATTTCAAAGATGTTATTGAGGAAAATTCAGTACCTCAGTATGCTAGTGAAGAAGTAGAAGCATTGGATAACTTTGTAAAGAATGGTGGTAACCTCAGAGATTATTTCCAGATTGATGGAGACTTAGACTTAGAAGAGATTAATATAGAAGATAGTGAGGTAAATCAAAAACTGGTTATCAAAGAATTCTTAAAAGAAAAAGGCTTCAATGCTAAACAAATTGAAAAGAAATTGACTAAATACGAAGAAGCTGGTTTACTCGAGGATGAGGCTACGGACGCATTAGAAGCCCTTAGAGACATTAAGGAGCAAAAGAAACAAGAGCTATTAGAAGCGCAAGAAAAGCGCGCTAAGGAGCTTAAAAAGCGTCAACAGGAGCAATTTAATACCGTTGTCAGTGAATTGAAGGGCATGGATAATATTCGTGGAATTAAAATACCTCAGAAAGATAAATAGGCATTATTGGAATATATATTCAAACCCACAGCTGATGGAAAGACTCAGTATCAGAAAGACTATTCCAAAAGCGTGAAGAACTTACTTGAGTCCGCCTACTTTACTATGAAGGGTGACACCCTATTAAAAGCAGCTAAGAGTGAAGGCTCTAATGCAGCTATTAATAAGTTCAAGAATAGTTTGAATAGAACTGGAGTAAGTAGAAAGACTAAAAGACAGGATAACACTAGCACTGAGTCTATGTGGGATTCTTTTGCACGACAATTACGTGTAGATTAAATAACAAATAAATTATTATGTCAGAGAAAGAAATCTGGAAAGAAGTTCCAGGATACCCTGATTATCAAGTAAGTAATCAGGGCAGAGTAAAATCTCTTGAACATACTGTGTTTCATTCTCCTTCTTTAAGATATCCAAATGGACGATATGTTACATATAAAGAAAGAATATTGACTCCAGGGATAGAGCATGGAGGATATTACTTTGTGGTACTTTATAAAGATAAGGTAAAAAGAAGTTTTAGAATACACAGATTGGTTGCATAGATGTTCTTAAATAATCCAAATAAGTATGATCAAATAAATCATAAGGATGAAAATAAATTAAATAACTGTGCAGACAATCTTGAGTGGTGCACAGCAAAGTATAACATCAATTATGGGACTGGAAAATATAGGAAGACTATTAACAGAAGGGTTCCAGTATTATAGTTTGATCATAAGGGAAACCTTATAAAACAGCACGAAAGTGCGACTTCCGCTGCATATTCTCTGGGATTAAAACAATTTTATGCTAGAGATATCCTGGATGTATGCAAAGGAAAAAGAAAAACAGTTAAAAGTTTTATTTGGAGATTTAAAAAATAAAAAATAGTAAATATTAATATTTATGGATAACAATATTCTAAATAATTTGGTTTTGTACAAAGGAAAACGTTTTTCAGACCTTATTGATACCAACAAGATCTCTGCTGCTTCTCAGTAGAATCCGTATCAGGTTGCTACGGTATTATCCTATGTATTTGGAACTAAAGATAATGGTTACAATACTTCCCTCGACATGCTGACTGGTGGTCTTGGCAATGTAATGACTATTGATCAACCGAGCTGGGAGTGGAATGTAATGATTGATGCAGATAGAGCTATTACCATTAGAGATGCTAAATGGAATGGTGCTGCTATCACTGATACTACTACTGCAGGTTTGGGTAATACTCCTATCTATCTGTGGTTGGAAGAAAATTGGTTCGGTCCTACTGCTGTATTGGAATTGGACAATAAGGAATATCAACTGCGTGTTGCTGGTGCACCTTATCAAGATGGTAATCTTTGGGTATATACTTGCTTCATTGCTGATGGTAATCCTACTTCTTATGTTCCTGCACAGTATCTGAAGGCTGGTAGCCAGGTTAATCGTCTTGCTTCTGCTGTTGAAGAGTACAGTGAAGAAGGTGATATCCTGAACTATAGTACTCACTTTAAGATGCGTAACTACCTTACTACTATCCGTATTAACTACGATATCACAGGTTCTGCGTATTCTACAGTAATGGCTATTGCTCTGCAAGATCCTAAAACTGGTAAGAAATCTTATTTGTGGGCTGACTATCAGGAATGGGTTGCTCTTCGTGAATG